TATCGGATCGATTGGTACGGCATGGAAGTAAACGCCGGTATTATGCTTGTCAAGCCTTCCGTTCCGTAGGATGCTTGCCGGAACATGGGACAGGTCGGACAAGGCGGCCGAGCGATCGGCAAAATCTATGTCAACGTCACCGACGTAGCGAGAAGATGTCATTCGTATCCGACCTTCTTATCCAGCTCGCCGTTCAGTCTGCGTATCTCCATCTCGGCCTGCGTTAACCTCGAGCTCACGGTTCGCAGGTCTTGCGATAGCCTGAGCACGGTTGTTCGCATGGTCTCCATGGCCCTCATCATATCCTGGGCAAAGGCTGCATCGGGAACGGATACCCGTGTGCCATCTATGGTCACCTCCACTAGTCGGCCTTTTCTTTCGATCCCGTGCTTTTGCTCGCCGTGTGACCGGACAATGCCATCTTCCTCGTCGTCCGAGTACATATCATCGATATCTTCCATCGTTACATCCCGCTGCTTCGCAACACATTCCTTATGAAGTCGCTGCTGTCCTTTTGCTTGTTGAACCGTATCTTCCATGGCCCAGGAGGCGCGCAACTCTTTATTATTAATATCTGCTCGGGACTGCAACGCTCAAACAGATCTACGGCGCTGTCAGCATTGTACAGCACCCACGGAGATATCCTGCCGCTCTTGACCCACATGGTGGCTTGATTTGGGTTCACCTTCCTGAAGAAGTCGTTCCAGCGCTCGTTGGTTTGCATGCTCCATTCGTTCATTAGCATGATGTTTCTTTCTAGGGCATCCTCCGCCGACTCGTGCCTGGTAAGCTCACGGATGTACTGTTCGTAAACGAAGTCGTGCGTCCATTTGTCTATCGGAAGATTGTTCTTTATCACGTAATCCACGAACTTCAGCGGCTCGACGGCGTTTAAATCAACTATGTGCCTGCCAAGCTTTACAAATGCGTTGTAATACTGGCTATCGATGAAGTTTCGGTAGCTGCTTGAATAGCCCTTGGACTTTCCAAAGCTGTTGAGCTCATAGAATCTGTTCCACGCCATGAAGGCTATTCGCACGTGGGGGTCATCCTTTGAAAACCATCTGCGTTTCTTTTCGCAGCTATGATTAACCAGGGATATCTCCCTGACGAATGCCTTCTTGCAAAAGTCACACTGGTGGTTGCTCATTCGCAGGTCTTTTTCCAGGCCTCGACGAGATCCTTAACCTGCTTGTCGCTGGCACCAGACCCTTTGACAAATCTTGCCCAGCTCTTTGCGTCGTGCTGTGACTTTATCAACGATAGCTCGTCGTCGTTTAGATCGGGAAACAAACCCTGGAGCCATTCGCTAACCTTGTCGGATTTTCTGCCCTTCTTCGTAGCTAGCCACGGTCGGTACTGCTTACCGCCGAGCCCTGCCAGGCAAAGGAGCTTGTGCTGTAGCTCCGGATGCTTGCTCATGGCCCAGAACCCTATGTTTACCAGATCATTGGTGGCCAGCACGGCATATGCCGCATTCCTGTTCTGGTCGGTCAACGAGCTCATAAACCTCATGAGCACCAGCGGTGCATAGCTCTTTTTCTCCTCGTCGCTGAGCCCTTCGTACCAGTTAAGATCCTGGCGATCTATTGCCTGTAGAACGGCCGTTAGATCGAGCTTATGCCCCTTCTTTGCTGCCATAGTTCGAGTCTTCATCCAATTTCCAAAGATCCCACCAAGGACCGTGCGTTTCTGTTATAGCACGAGCTTCGTCGGTTGTCGCGTAATCAAATTTCGTTTCAGGATCAGCAAGTATTCGCTGCACTTCGGTCCACTGCAATCCGGAAATGCGAAGCTCAAATCTATCATCCCGAACGTAATACCGATAAATGCTGTATTTTTGATCCACCCCGATACCTCCTAACATCTTAGCGTATCTATCCCTCGTTCATGCCGTGATCAGTGAAATTTATCACGTTATCGGTAAATATCTGCACGTTACATGATTATGCGGTTTCCCCCAACCGCGTAGCCCTAGAACGGCATTAAAGGAGAAACAACATGGGACGCCCCATTAATAAAAAATACATAGGTAACACGGCACAGTCGGGTCAGCAAATCAGGGCCACGGCGTGGATCCCCGGCGACGCGGCGCCGAGCACGGCATGGATCAGCAAGCAGGTCGCTAACAAGACATACAACATGGTTAATGCTGCTGGACAGACCAGCGGGCGTGTAACCCTGACACAGGGCGGCGTTGCGCTACAACCAGGAGAAGCAAACATAGCCGTAACACCATACGGTGCCAGCGGTTCTGGAGTTGTCGCTGGTGCGAGGATGAAGGCTGCCTCCGCCACTATCGTGACCGCAGGCACGGGTGCCGTCACTGCTGATTACAATGTTAACGACACCCTGACCGTCAGCGGAGGCACGGGCACGGCGCCGGTGTTTACCGTGGCAACCGTTCGGGGTAGGATTCTTACCGTGCAAGCACCGGGCACCAACACCACGTGGGCAAACGGCGACACGCTCACCTTTAGCGGTGCGGGGTGGAGCACTCCTGCCGTTGCGGTGGTAACGGGTAACGGTTCCGGCGGCATCGCCAGCCTCACGTTCGTCGGCGGGGCAGGCAACAAGGGCGTGAGAACCACGTCCATTCCGGCCGATCCGGTCTCTCCGACCTCTACCTCAAATGCGGGCGGTCTGCAGGGCCTCACGGTCAACATCGGATTTGAGGTGAACACGATCACGCTTACCACACCGGGCTCTCTGTCAGCGCTGCCGGCTAATCCGGCATCGACGACCACCGGCGGATCCGGCGCAGGCGCTACCATGAACGTCGTGTATAACGTTAACACGGTCGTGGTGACCAACGGTGGTAGTGATTTCGACAGCGCAACCGTCGTGTTCTCACCGACCGGCGCGGCGGCCACGGCAACGATCAATGCGGCCGGTAGCGTGTCTGGCATAGTCGTTACCAATTCTGGTCCAAACGTGACCGCCGTACCGGCGATAAGCGTTGTGCCACTCAATAGCGTGGAATACGCGCAGGAGATACGCAACCGTACCGTGTACACCTTCAACGGCAACACGTATGAATGGATCATGAGCGACCAGGACCTGGTTAGCAGCGATCAGGCGCGCATAGAGAGCGCCTAACGATCTAGCCTGACCCAAGATCAGGCAGACTCGGCGGACCCCCGGTGATTAGCCCGAGCGAAATCACCGGGGGTTCTGCTGACTAAAACATCTTGCGTATGTCAAGATTATCCGGAAGCTTGCTGATTTCCTTGGCGAAGAAGGCGCACAACGGATTTTCTCCGTCCTCCAGCGGTATGGCTAGAAGATGTCCGTTTTTCAGTTTTGGAAAGTACCACTTCACATCTGGCCATGTGTTGATGATTTCGAGGGTGTGGAACTTTGGCATGTAACCCTTTACTGGATTGAAGCAAAAGGTTTCAAAATCCTTGTCCATGAGATACACCAACGGCATGATCTCAAGATCACCTAGATTTGTATCACCTATGATCACGCTCCAATCGAGGGGCATCTGTATGTTATAATGACCTATCTTGATATCTATGCAAGGGCTATGGAAGCTTTCGAGGAATATCAAGGGGAGGAAATAGTAATCAACATCATGTTGATTTGAATAATCGAGCACGCAATACCGAACGTCGTCCACCCTGTCCGGTATTTGGTTAATGCTGTATGCCTTGTTTTCATCCGTGAGTATTCTGATAGGCCCTCTCCGATATGCTGTAAAAACAGCATATTTAACCATCAAATAACACGTTCTAACTCAATAATTTACCTTGGTGACCTTGTAAGAAATTTCTTAAGATTAATACGATATTTTTTTGATATCGTAAGGATACTCGACCGAATCGTAGAACTTCTTCCTCTTGATCAGGTGCCTGTTAGAGAACTTGCACTTGCTCGAAATGTCGTAAATTTCAACGGCATCCTTGTCGTCGGCTTTCCTAAGACCTCTCCCGATGCTCTGTATCACCCTGACGAAGCTCTTTCCCGGTTCAACAAGGACGAGATTGAAGATGCGATTGATGCTGATTCCCGTGCTGGTTGTGCCATAAGTGGCTATCATTATGGCATTGTCAGCCAAGTTGATGTCCTTGTAGGCTTCCTTGCGCTTGGTGCTTTTCATTTGTCCGCTGATGAAAGTCGAGCCATCAACAAGCTCGTGCAATATTTCACCGGTTTCTATCCGATCTATCAACACCAGGGTGTTACCGGTCTCGGATATCTCCTGTATCTTCTTGGCCATCCATGCCAATCGTTCTCGATTGGTGACCAGGTATTTCAACTCGCTCTGGTAATCGTTGTAAACCACGGCATCCTGTGTTTGCAGTATGCTGACATGGCATTTCGCCAGGTAACCCTTGTCCTGCAGTTCCTTGGCACTGAGCTTACCGATGATGGGACCTATCGCGCTGTATAGGCTCACTTGGTTGTACTCCTCCTCTGGTACGGTGCCCGTCAATCCCCATCGTATGGGAACGTTCGCAAACGTCGTGGTGAGCAACCCGTGGAGCACGTTCATGTTCTTGACCATATGGACCTCGTCGCATATCACGGCAACAAGGTTATCGAGAAATACCTCGAGCTGATCGTCGTCCAGCGCATCCTTGCTTTTCTTGTCAAGAACGTTGAGGCTTTGCCACGTGCAGATGGTGTGCTGGCGATCGTATTCCTTTCGATCACCGTAGAGCACTCCCACGTCAAGTCCTATGTTGCGATAATCCTCTTCGGTTTGCTGGACCAGGTTCTTGTTGGGGACGATGACGATGGTGCGCCCGTATTGCTCAGCAAGCTTGCTAAGGCTTGCCGTGATGATAGTCTTACCCGCACTGGTCGGAGCGATGCTGATGCCCTGTATGTTGTTGATGCACTCATTGATGGCCTGTATCTGGTAATCCCGGAGCATTATCGGTTGTCCGGCCATGCGGTGGTCCGACGGCCAGTGTATGTGGCTCAGGAAATCCTCGCCAACCTCGGTGAAATCAAATTCGCGCTTCGTTCTAAAATCCTGCAGGTCTAGCTCATATCCATTCTTGAGTATGATCGGGAGGATCTTGTCGAGGAGATTTAGATAGGTCCGGCCACCGAGCGTGCAAAAGCTTTGGGTGCCATCCCATCGTCCAAGTCGATATGCCGGGCTATACCTTGCATGCGGCAGGAAGTACTTGACGGAATTCACGCACTCCCTCCGTGTCGTGAGATCAAGGCCCTCTATCTTTACCGTACACTCGTCAAGTATCTGTAGCTCAGCCTTCTTGATCATTTGTTTTCCTTGTCCGCCTTGCCGGTCGTGGATCTGGTAGTCCTAGGTATCTGCAAAGCTCGTGATCCGTTGGTGTTATGTCATGGCGGTTCTTGAAGAATATCTCATAGCTGTCGCTACCGTATCGGCCTATGCCGTACAGATCGGTAGCGTCGATGCCATCCCAAGCGCCGTGATCGACGGTCATCCGCCTTAGCGTGTTAAGCCGCCTGTTATACATGCCGAGGGGCTTGATGACCTCGATTATCTCGCCGTCCGTTGCTTCCATGAAAAGCTCGGGAGTGGGCCATCTCTGCAGGAACTCGGGTAACACCATCTTGACCTGCTTCCTGCCCGTCTGGTTGAGCATTATAACGCCAACAAAGTGCTGCCAGGTACCGGATACCTGTTCCTGCACCATGAGATCATCGCGCAGCGGCAAAACCATCATGCAGGATCCTGATACCATCTGTATCTATCATGGTCAAAAAAGTGCGAATCGCACCAAGCTTTCCACGATCCTTTGATATCTTCAAATTGCTTGGGGGTGAAAGGCCCGTAATCGTGCCTATCAATGAATACATGTTGATTTATTTTGTCGTGATGGAAGATTGCATCTGGTCTTATATCACCAAAATAGATGCTAACCGGCATCTTGTACAGGTTTTTAAACGTGGGCATGTTCATCCTCCCTTGCTTGACAGATTGGCATCTTCCATCCCAACCACCCGCAGCTTGACGATGTTGGTCAGCTGGTAATGCTTGATTTCTAAACCCTTCATGAGAGCAAGATATTTGTTGCGTATAAGACCCATTTCGTTGATCAGGGTAAGCATGCCCACTATGTCAGTTTCACCGTCTATGTATTTCTCTATGCTGCGATCGGACAGATCACGCTGATATCTCTCATTGTAACGACGATAATGATCGCTTCTCATCTTGTCATATCTGATGTTTAGATACTTCAAGATAGCCTCGATCTCTTGTAGCTGGCCGAATCGATGTGATGTTATGCCAGGCAACTCCTGCGCGTTCTTTTCAAGATTGCCCATGATCCTGGACTCGTTCGAGGCAGACGCTATCTCCGACTCATAATATGAAACGGCTTGCGGGATCTCGCCTAGGTCATCAACGACTCGGTTATACCACATGACTCACTTCACGAACTTGTTATGGATTTCCCATAGCTTCCAATCGATTGCATTCAACACGCGGAGCATGCCGACCTGGATCTCCAGCTGTACAAACTGGACCCGTTCTGAATCCTGGTTAGAAACCACCGACATGGCGTTAACCATCATGTCTTCCAGAGCTGCGCGTATGTCCTGACTAAAGGAGCTCGTTGGTCGAGGACTGATAGGCATATCATGGTCGACGGGCTGGTCATCAGAAGTGTCTACATGTAGGGCGTCGAGCATGTCCTGGTTAACCGGACTTGAGGATTGATGATCCCCAGGCACGTCATGGACGACGGGCTGGTCTTCCGAAATGTCGACCTTTTGGTCGTCTTTAAGACGACCAAACAGGCTATTGCTGGAGAGCATGCTATTCTTCATACCGATCGTCCGGGTAATCGTCGTCTTCCTGGTCACCTAGATGATCAAGGGCATGGTCGATGTGTTCATCCTCTCCGCGGATTTCGTCGAGGTCATCGACATCTATGTCCTGTTCAAGGAGTATCCTCACGAACCTGATGGCCATGTCCTGGCGCTTTGATAGGGGGAGATGTTCCGAGAACAGCTCCCATATTTCAAGGACAGAGTTTTCCGAGATGTCCATCTTTTTCTCCATTATTCCTGCGTATCTGACCGATCGTCAGCTTCTCCAGCAACTTCCACGACCAGTGCTTCGTCCCATTCGTTCATGATGAGATCCAGCAGCTCGTCAGGAATGGCGGACCTAAAATACTTGTGCTCTTTTTTGTTCTTGTCAACGTATTTCATCTTGGTCGAATCCTTGACAAGCACCCCTTTCTTTTCGAACAGGTCTATCAGACCGCTGTA